AGCGCGCCGGATGGCCCTGTCAGCATGGCCGAGGCGCGCACTATCCTGCCGTGGTGGAAGAGCCACGTCGCCGACGCTCTTGGTGAGCAGGCTGTGCCAATGCAGGCGCGCATGTGGACAATGATGGGACCGCTCACGGGCGTGCAGACCGATCTTGGTGCCCCCAAGCTGGAGCTGCTGTCGCGCCACATCATGGACGAAGCACGACGCACGGGAGGCAATCCACATGACGTGCGCGACGCAATTCTGAGCGGCAAGGACTACGCCGAGGGCGGCTCGGTCGACGACGACATGTTGCAGTACCACCCTATCGCCTACGATGATGGCGGCCCGGTCCAACTGCACTCCGAGAACCCCGACGCACCCACGTCGTATGGGGGAGGCTACACGACAGAAGAGCCCCAGCGCCCCGGCCTCCCCTCCCGCCCCCGCTCCGACTTTCTCCCCGGCGCGTTGCGTCTCGCGTGGCGCGGATTGCCGCGCGAGGCTCAGAGGGCCTACCAGCCTATGGCGAAGCTCGCGTACAACATGACGCCGTTCGGAGGAGCAGAGGGGACTATTCGCGCGTGGGGCGACTTCAACGACGCCTATCACAAGGGCGATCTGTTGGGCATGGGAGCCAGCGGGGGCGACGTGGCGTTGAACGCCATGGGCATGGTTCCCGGTGTCGGTTATGTCATGAACGCCCTTCGCCAAGCCCCCGGTGCCGCTCGTCAATTCATGCAGCAGACAGGGAAGCGCGGCGGGCTCGGTGCCTTGGCAGAGGCGGCCGATGCAGCGGGCATGGGCAAGCGTGATTTCACTATCGCGGGAGGGATCGACGCTCTCATGTCGATATTGGGTGTAGTCGACGACGCTCCCAAGCATTACGCCGATGGCGGGCAGGTCGACGATGACATGCTGCAGTACCATCCCATTCTCTTCGCCGACGGCGGTTCGGTGGACGAGACGCCGACATGGGACTACCAGACACCGCCCCCCGCTGCTGTAGGGCCGCCAGCGACGCCGTTCGCCGAGGGTGGTGTCGTCAATCGTGTGATGGGTGCGCTTAGTCGAGGAGCGAGCTGATGCCGGTGAACGATCCCTATGCCGTCGAGGATGGCGACGCACCGTCTCGCATTCCGATGTCGAGCGTGCCCGGCAGCGATGTCATCCTGAACCAAGATGGTACGGCAGACATCTCGCTGCCTGAGGATCAGCAGCCTGAGATGCCGCAGGAGCACTTCGCGAACCTCGCCGAGACGATGGACCAAAGTCGTCTGCAGGAAATCGCCACGGACCTGCTCGAAGCCATCGAAATCGACAAGGAGGCGCGCAAGAAGCGCGACGAGAAGTACGAGGAAGGCATCAAGCGCACGGGTCTCGGGGACGAAGCTCCGGGCGGCGCTGAATTCCCCGGTGCGTCGCGCGTTGTCCATCCGGTCCTGCTCGAAGCGACCATCGACTTTGCGTCGCGTGTGGCAGCCGAGCTTCTGCCTCCCGGTGGGCCGGTGAAGGAATTCATCATCGGAGACACCACGCCGCAGAAGGAAGACATCGCCAAGCGCACGGCGCGCTACATGAACCTGCAGATGACCGAGCTGATGCCCGATCTGTATCACGAGTTCGAGCAGGGCATGTCGCAGTGCGCGCTGGGCGGCGCGTTCTACACCAAGATGTTCATCGGCGACGATGGGCCGTCGATGGTCACGATCCCTATCGACAAGGTTCATCGTCCATGGTCCGACGGCTCGATCTACAACCAGCCGCGCATCACGCATGAGCAGGACATCGACCGTTGGCAGTTCGAGGACAACGTGCGTCGCGGCCTTTGGATGGAGGTTCGCAACCCCTCTGCCAGCAACGAATTGCCCGAGCAGACGCGGGCGGAACGTGCGACGGATCGTGCCATCGGCCGCAGCTCCCCCGCCGAGAATATCGACAACGTGAGCACCGTCTACGAGACTTCGACGAAGTTGCAACTCAATGGCGACGATGACGAAGAGGTGCTGCCCTACATCGTCACGGTCGACGAGCACTCCAAGCAGGTCCTGTCGATCTATCGCAACTGGCAGGAGGACGACGCAAACCAGAAGCGCCTCGACTTCCTGATCGAGTGGCCCTTCGTGCCGTGGCGGGGCGGCTACCCTATCGGCATGTCTCACATGATTTCGTCGCTCTCTGGTGCCGCCACGGGCGCACTGCGAGCGCTGCTCGATGCCGCCATGCTGAACACCGTGCAGACCGGCATGAAGTTGAAGGGCGGCGCGACAGTCGGCGGCCAGAACATTCGCGCCCGTGTCGGCCAGACCACCGAGGTGCAGGGCTCGCTGGCGATGGACGACATTCGCAAGACCTACATGCCGCTTCCGTTCAGGGAGCCGTCGGCTGTCATGTTTCAGCTCCTCGGCTTCTTGGTCGATGCGTCGCGCGGCATGATCCGCACGACCTTCGACGAGTTCGACAAGATGAGCGGGAACACGCCGGTCGGCACCGCCAACATGTTCGTCGAACAGGGCCTGAAGAACCTCGGGGCCATCTTCGGCCGCCAGCACCGCTCGATGCGTCGCTTCCTGAAGCAGCTTTGGGAGCTGAACGCGAGGACCGTCGACAACGCCGAGGTGCAGGACAAGTTCGGCGAGCTGATGGTCACGGCTGCCGACTTCCAAGGCCCGATGGCCGTCGTCCCGGTCTCGGACCCCCGCATCTTCAGCGACGCACAGCGCACCATGATCGCGCAGGTCGTTATCCAGCGCGCCAACGATCCTGTGGCCGGTGCCCTGTATCAGCGACGCAAGGCCGAGCTGTACTTCTTGGAGCAGATGCATGTGCCGCAACCCGAGCAGTTCCTCGTGCCTGCGCCCGAGCCCGTGCAGATGAACGCCGTGGCCGAGAACACGACGGCGAGCAACGCCGGCCCGATCAAGGCCTTCCCCGGTCAGGACCACGAGGCGCACATTGCGACGCATCTGGTCTTCATCCAGTCGCCCATCTTCGGGTCGAATTCGCTCCTCGCGACCAAGTGCCTGCCAATCCTGCTGGCGCATCTCGGAGAGCATCTGGCCTTGTGGTACGCCGATGCGTCGTTGGAAGCAGCGAACGCATCGCTCCGTCTTCGGACCGGCGATCCGACACTCACCATCGAGGCCCTCGCGCAGTCGCAGGGCGACGTGCAGGTGTCGCTCGACCGCATGCTGGCCGAGCTGTCGCCCGAGGTGATGCTGCACGCGCAGGACCAGCTCGGAGAGATTATCCCCGCCATCGAGCAGGCGCAGGCTCTTCTCAAGAAGCTGGCTCCCCCGATGCCGATGGACCCGAGTGCGGTCGCGGCGCAGGACGTGCAGCGCCAGAGTGCGGCCGACGAGGCGAAGACGCAGGTCGAGCAGGCCAAACTTCAGGCGACGCAGCAAGGCAAGCTGGTCGACATCAACGCGAAGCGCGAGAGCGAGCAGCGCAAGGAGGCTCTTGCTGCGCAGAAGCAGCAGCTCGATGCTGAGCAGAAGGACCGCGACCGGCAGCAGCGCGAAGCCGACGCAGAGCGACAGCATGAGTTGGCATTGACAGGCATCGCGTCCGGGCAGCAGATTGCCGAAGGCCACGACGATACGACGGTTCTGGTCGAGGAGATGGGCAACGACACGGCTATCGAGGTGTCGAAGCTGCGCGCCAAGCAGAACAAGGGCGCGGGGAACATCTCGACAGGCACCAGTCTGAGCGAGTAGGGAGGAGCGACGCAAATGGCTACGAAAAACCCATTCACGAAAATCGGCCGCCCCAAGGCGATCCCGACGCCGCATCCCAACTCGAACGCGGCGAAACAGGCGAGCCCGACCGACGGCTTCCGCGCCGAAATTCCCGGCGCTGCTTTTCGTCGTGGGGGCAGCGTTGGTGGCTTCAAGCCGATGCCGAAGTATCGCGACAAGTAGGAGGATCACATGAGCGACAAGATCAGCAAGGGCGGCGTCGTGAGCGGACCTATCCGCATGCAGAAGGCGTTGGCGGCGGGAGAGGGCCTCGCTGAGGCTTCGGCCTGCGCCACCAAATGCAAGCCTTCCGGCCCGTCGGGCAAGAACACCAAGTAGGTGTTCACGCTCGAACAGCTTCTGGTGCTGCTCGACCAGCTTCGGGAAGAGGCCGTCAGCAGTGTCGAGCATCCTCCCGAAGATCAACGTACGGAGTTTGGCTTCGGCCGAGCGGCTGGCTTCCTTCAATTCGGCAGCCAGTTGAGGCAACGACTTAACGAAATCGCAGAAGGACGCGATCAACAGGACTAGGAGACTGCATGACTGCTACCAAGACCGTCGCTGAAATTCTCGGCGACAAATACACGCCTGCTATGAAAGAGGCGTTTCCCGATGTCGATCCCGGCATCTATCCTTACGGTTATCTTCTGGTCGTGCAGCTTCGCACGCCGAAGAAGAAAACAACGGGCGGCATCATCCTGATCGACGAGACGCGGGACGACGAAATCTTTCGCTCTCAGTTCGGTCTCGTCCGCTCGATGGGACCGTCGGCCTTCAAGCGTCGCGACACGCTGGAGCCGTGGCCCGAGGGCGACTGGTGCAAGGTGGGTTCCTTCGTGCGCAGCGTCCTCTACGGCGGCGACCGCTGGTACATTCCGAGCGGCAACAAGGACCAACAGGTGCTCTTCGTCGCGACGAAAGACACCGACCTGATCGGCGAGCTGACAGCCGATCCGCTGTCCTTCAAAGTCAATATCTAGGAGGCAGTCATGGCTCGTGAGCGTGAATACGAGGCAGATGAGCGCCCCTCCAAGCGCGACGCAAAGGGCGGCGGCGACACCGTGATGGTGGGAGGCATGGACGATCTTGTGCAGGAGCATCAGGAACGCCAGCGCGAGGAGAAGGGCGGCGACAAGGGACGCGAAGTGCGTCGCGAGGAGAAGTTCGTCCTCGACGACGAGCGACCCCCGCGTGAGGTGGTAGCCGACATCGACGAGACGGACGACGAGCGCACGAGCCGCGAGCAGGATCGCGAA